GAATATTTTTTAACATCCTCCTTTAATTGTTGGGCCTTATCAGTAACTATTGATGGATTGTTTAAAATATATCTTTGCCATTCAAAAAAGTTCTTTTCTGATAACAAAAATGTATTGTTTTTGTTACAAACTAAAGTATAAGGTTTGACATTAGAAACCATTGCAGCGCAATCTTTGAAACCTGCTTCTATTAGTTTAAGTTCTGACTTGCAGGAATTAAACTCATTATCCTGTAAAGGAATAACTGAGATGTCTATATTATCATAAACTTCAGGAAAATCAAATACATCCATCGCTTCTATTCTCCGGTATGGTTTGTTTATTTCTTTAGGAGTTATTAATCGCTTTAATTCATTACAATAAATAGGCTCATATTTTTCTAATGTCTTAAGGCTATCTGTAAGCATTCGCTCATAACCAATGTAGATAGATTCTTGGTTAGGCTCGGCATTAAAGCCAGTTAGAATTATTTGACCTTTAGAATAGAATTTAACATCGTAAAGAGATTGAGCTACTTTGTCAGATATTAGGTTCAAATCATGAATGTGAGTAACACCTTGGGTAAACGCAAAGCGAATGCGTTTTGATGGTAACTTGTTACGTTTCCAAACCTCATCATGAGTATCAATACCATTCTCTAAAATGTAAACATTCGGATTAATTTCCTTAATCTTATCTGCTAAATAAGTAGTTGTACAGGTAACAAAGTGAGCTACTTTAATAGAATCAATGATAAGTTTAGATACATTGTTTTGAATGTAATGCGGATATAAAAGATGGTTGTCAGGCAGAAACCAATAGTCATCTTCATCCAAACCAAACTTAATACCTAACTTGTTTAATCTATCGGCAGTATATTCAGGATTCTCAATATGTCTACAAAATAGAATTAAATTGAAGTCTTTAATAAAGTCATCCGGCACTACATCGTTTAGTGTTGGTATCTCAGTAAACTCAATGTCCTCATAAAGTCTATGCAATACAATGTTTGGTTTAAGCATTCGATAATAAGATACTGCATTGTATTTCCTATCGCCATGTTCATTGATTTGAAAGTTGTGAACTAATAGTATTTTCATTTACGTTTCTTATGTTTAGGGAATGAATGTTGAGTTGTTTCTGTTACAGTATTAGCTAATCTAATTCTATTACAATCCATAAGCATAGCCATTCCACAACCTGAGCAGTCGTTTCTGTATGTAGGATTAAAAACTTTATATGCTCCTATTATTTCATCCATAATAGATTCACATGCTCTTGGTACATACATCTCTCTAATGTATAATTCAAAGAATTGCGAATGTTTAATAAATACTTGTATTGCTTCCTGTTGTGTCATGATAATAGTTTATAATAAATTCGTGATAAAATAATTCCTGCTAACGAAGTTAATCCTGCATAAAGTATAACTAAATGTACTTCATAATAAACTAATCCATAACCAATAGCTGACCAAAAAGATAAACACTTGGTACAGTCAAATGGTCTTAATCGTTTAATCTCAAAGAATATTACTATCTGTTGAGGTACTGTTGACAATTCAGCAAACCAAAAACTAAAGGCTGCTATTAAAATAAATGATACCATTTCTTTTGAGTTTGTTTTAATTTAATTATTTTTTCTTTTTGATTACTATTTTGATTTTTATACCATTCTAACTCTGATATTAAATCTTTAATTTTTTCCTTTAACTCTAAATATTCATCAATGTGAATAGTTACTATTTTTTCATGTTCATTCATAATAATTCTTTGTTTTCATAAATATTACCAATCACTTCCGCACAACCAGACAAGGCTAAACATTCATCTAAATTACTAATACAACCACCAGAGTTTTTACAAACTGTACAGCAATTAGGATTATAAACAACAAACGAACTTCCGCTAAATTTTACCGCAATAGGCTTATTAGCAAATGAATTATTTTTAGTAAAACTAAGTATATCGCCTTCCCAAATATCTTTACCGTTTATATCTTTTAAGCCAGTAAACTGCATTAAAGTTTTATCTCCAAAATGATGGAAAAAAGATTGTATTGTTTCTAAATCTGGTGTACCTTGATAAGCCATATATTTTTGGCTCTCATCCCATGCTCTAAATTTTATTTCTCTACTCATATACTATATTATATAATTTATTCTTTAAACTTTCTTTATATTCGTTACAAGTCTTAATCAAAGCACTATATTTAATACCAGAACTTATTGAGAACTCCCTTGCATTCTTACAAATAGCATAACCATTAATCTCTAATTCTGCAGGATTACCATTAGAATAGTTAAATACTCTTGCTCTATATCTTACATCCATGTCATCACTATTACAGTCATTTATTATTATTTGCTTGGCTTTAATATAGAATGTATCAATTTCATCATGATAAATATTCTCTAAAAACTTTACCTGAGTATTGCAATCTTTATTTATTTCGTAATAAATAGGGTCATTAAATTCATCTTTGTTGTAGTTAGTAAAGTAATACAATGGAGATGTAGTTCCTGATTTATAAGACTTTACTCTTCCTCTATTCCTCCAAACACCTGTAATAATTTTAATAATGTAAAAATCCAAATAGTCATTAATATACGCATCATGTAGTTTATTTTTATCTATTTTAAGTATTTCTAATACTGATTCCTGCCATAAGTCTTGCCATAAACTCGGTGTAATTTTCTTACAAACATTAATATATTTTGGATTACTTACTATCGTGTTTATATTCACGTTTACAATATTACAAAATTTATTTAATATTCAATAAATTTTTTATAACAAAGTATATGCGCCATTAAAACGAGCGCATATACGACTGTTAGCAGAAATGCCTACCAGACATCTTCGCTAAACAGATACGTTTTTTCGACTTTGATTTGCCCACTTTTAAAAGCTATTTCGGCAGCTTCGGCTCGTTCAACAAATCTGTTATCGTTGGTTAAAAATCCTTGCTCATATTCACCCGCTGAATTTTCACCGGGTACAACTGTTCGCAATCCCATTGTTGCTTGCATTTGTGCAATTATGTTACCGTGCCTCCACCCGCACAATACAATACCCTTATCACAATTCTTTGGAAGCAATCGCATAGTGGGCAAATCCTTGTACCAAATGGCAGAACATAGCAAATAAGGCACTTCTGCTAACATGGTATTGCTTCCAGGTGGGCTGACGTTCAAATTTTTATCCATAGTATTTAAATTTATCATTAGTAATTTATTCGGCTGACGTGCAATAAGTCCCACACGGCAGCAATACCCGACCCGTTATACCTCATTTGGAAATGGTGGTAACTTACGCCAATGTGTGTAAGGTAAATGTGCTTCCGTACTTTCTACTGCACCAGTAGTCATCCAACATTTTTTATCTTCGTACCACCAAACAGTATCCATAGTCCATCCACAATCATAGGTATCACATGCAGCTAATACTACTTCGTGTGGTGGTTTCTCATCCTCAAACTTTATCCAATCAGAAGATAAACGAGGTATAACAACAGGTATATTCAATGCCGAGTTTATCGGTTCATCAACTTTTCTGCTTCTAAATAACTTTTGTATAAAATTCATATTTTTTCGTTTTTAAATTCGGCACTAAATATACCTGCAACCGTTAGGTACAAGTTTTAAAACCCTCCCCGCCTGTATATTGCGCTACTTACTTGCCTCTAATTTTTCTAAATCTGCTTTCATTTTTAAAATCTGTCTTTGTTTAATGTCTTCTTTGTTTAATTCGTAATATTTTTTTATTATTGAATCATAACTATTAAATATTTCTTTTGCGTTTTCCAATTTAAAATACAGGCTTTTATTGGCACTATCACAATAATCAGGATTAAATGATTTTAATTCTAAAAAAAACTTTTGAAAAAAATCAGTAGGGTAGTCCCCGCCAAAAATATACGCTCCGGTTGGATAACTAAACTTAATCAAAGTTTCTCCTTTTGGTTTTTTGCCATTATCTTCCCAGCTTATAGTTCTCGTCTCGCTATCAATGTAAGTTAGATATACGTTGTCTTTCAATTCCTGATATTGGGTGCTACTTATCCGCTTCTCATTAATATTAAGTCCGTAAACTTCTTTTAATTCTAATCCAAATAAATGGAGTTTTGACTTTTCCTCTAATGTTTTAATATCAATATCAATAACATCTTTATATTTATTTAAGACTTTAAATATTTCTTTGTATGCTTTTTTTGTGTTTTCCATTTTTTTTAGTAATTAATATAATTTCACTTCGATTTGCACTCCTTCGTTTTAAAACCTGATACCTAACATAGTGCAAGAGCAACGCAGGTCTGATAGTATTTCATAGCTTGTTTATCGTGTTCGCTGCTCCTGCACTCCGCCGTTATTTATTTTCCATAATCCAAGTATAATCTGCAATAAATTGGTCAAAATCTTTAGCTATTGTGTATATACCTCCAACTTTTTCAATGTCTGATTGATACTTTTTTTGTGCTTCTGATTGACGGTCACGAGCAATTTTTACCTCTATTTTCCAAGGTATAACAGTTCCATTAATAGTTCTTATAATTGCACTAATATCTGCAGTTCCATTTGTACCTGTCCCTTTAATATATTGCCCTGAGCCAATCTTCTTTTGAAACCCCATGCTATCAGTAACTATCTTTGAATTATCAATATACCTACCTGTATTGGATATTCTTTCTGCTTGATAGCCATTTATTTTTATCCATGTAATAATTGATTTTGTTAATGAATTTGCTGTATTATCATTAAATTTTGTTTTAGGAATATAATCAGGATTCATTCTTGAATTAGAACATCTATACTGCCATTCTAAATCGCTTAATACTTTTAAACTATTTTTCATATCTAATTAATGATGTTTTATTTTTTCTTTCACCTTTTAACATTTTACTTAAATTTCCACGAAATACATTATAATCTTTTGCTGCTTCCGTCATTGAATCATATATTTTACCATTGCTAGTATCTATAAGTTTTTTTGACATTCCATTTAAAATTCCTTTTTTAGGTTTTTTTAATCCTATTTTATAAGCATGTTTTTGATTTTCACTTGCTGTAACCCATTCTAAATTTTCAACTCTATTATCAGTTTTTATTCCATTTATATGATTAATGTATGGTTTATTTAAAGTATTTTTTATAAAATATTTAGCTACTTGTTGATGTATATAAATACTAATACTTCCATTTCTACCTGTTATTGATAAACAACATCTTAAATAATTTCTATTTATACTTCCTTTTAATAAAGTATTATTTAAATTATTTCTAATTAAACCTGTATTACTAACTGAAAATTTATTATTTGTATTTTCAATAATTTTCCAAATTTCTTTCATAAAAAAAATACCGACTAACTACAAAGGCTTACCCACTTGATACGGATGTATCTAACGGCAATGTAATTAATCGGATTATTTTTAATATTTTTCATAAGTGAGTAAGCATCACAAATATAATAATAATTTAATTGAAATGCAAATATTTAACACATTCTAATTGCCAAATTAAATCCTGTAATACTTTAATTGAGTTTTTCATATCTTATAATACTTTTTAAATATTTTTAATGGCATTGTATTGAAATGTCCATTTAACTCATAATCTACTAATGTAGTATCTTGTTTAAAATATATCCTTATTATTCTCATTTTGTATTTCTTTAATAAAATTATAAATAGTTGTACGAGTAACACCAAGCATCTCAGATACTTCTTTTTTATTTAAGTTAGGATTCTGTTTATATAATAATGCAAACTTTTCTTTAGTAGTTTTATTCTTATTTTCTAAAATAACACTCTTGATATCTGATTTCTCAACACTATCAATCTTAATCTTTTTAGACATTGCTATAAAATATTTAGATAATTTCTCAGCATTTAAAATACTTTGTTTAGATATTAATAAAATATTACTTCTATCATTAAAGAAACAATCTATTGTATTAATAATAAGAGCAAATCTTGGAATATATGATTTCTGTTTAGGCAGCATTGATTTCATATATTCATTTTCATCGTTTGAATTTTGAACATTAGTAATATCATTAAATATTCTGATCCATTCAATTTTAGCTTCCTCCGATAAATAAGCTACCTGTGGCTCAATATCATTTTCTATATTCCTTTTTATTAATTGATTTTTAACTGATTCATAAAAGTTTATTATTGAAGCATTATACCATTCTAATATATCATTAGACATTTCATTATCATTATAGGATTCAATTTCTAATTCCGGATATGATAATAACATCCTATCTATAAATCCATTGTCTTTATTCTCTTCGGTATAGAATATTGTAAATATACTTGGTTGAATACCACCCAGTACAGGAATTAATGGTTTCTCAACAAAAGCACTTTTAGAACTTTTACGATTTAAAGATACTGATTTACCTGACCATGAAGATAGCCAAAACTCTAAATCACTTCCTGCCCTATATTTATTCATATCTTTAAACCATCCTGCTAACTCATCTTTAAATACACCAACTGCATTATCAGATTCCTCATGTAAATCAACTAATGCTTCTAAAGTAATATCATTAACGATAAACTGTGTTTTTACAGGTTTTTTAATCTCTTCTGTTAATTTACGCTCTTCCTTATCTAAAGAATTATAATATAAATACTTATCGTTTTGTTTTATATATTTCTTTACTTCATTATTATTAGCTTTCATTAAAGGAAATATAATATTAGATATTGATGGTGTTTTACCTAATCCTGCCTTACCTACAATGGCCATCCATAAAGTTGTAGTTTCAACCCATCCATTTTTAACTTGAATTTGTAAGCTATTACCTATAATAACACTTGACATCCAAAGAAATGAGCATCCCATGTAATCAATAGAACTATTTAATGTTTTATTGCATTGAACAATATAAGATTGAATATTACTTGGGAATATATCTATTGGAAATATTAAGTCTTTAGCTTCAATGGATGGTTTCTCTTTTAATTCACTTGGCTCTTTAATTATTCTTGAACCATAACCTTTGTTATATAAATCCTTTGCTGCTGACTTAAAATCTTTATTGTGAAATTTAGTAGCATAGGCTATAAATGGGGTTATTAGTTTCTCATTATCATAAATAGTTCCGGTAGTAAATAAATACATACATCCACTATTCTTATAAATATAACCTGAATGTGCAGAAGTACCTCCATCACGTTTAATTATATACTTATCAGATAAAGTTCTAATTATTTTAAAATCATCTCCAACTATATCGAATATTGAAGTCTTTTGATTAAAGTCTTGCCAGGGAGTTAATTTGCTTTCATTATAAGTTACATCTATTTTAGTTTGTTCTTGCTCTTCTACATAGTTATAAATCTTTGATATATCAAGCAATACCTGTCTATCTAACTCAGATACTTCTTTGATTTCAGTATATGAGTTTTTAGATATTTGATTCTCATAAACAAAAATATAACCACCAATGCCTCGAGTTTCAATAATAGCCTCATTACTATTCTTTAATTTAGCTAACTTCTTATTTCCATCAATAGTCTTGCATTTATAAATAATATGATATCCATTATTTATAGTCTTATAAATTACAAACTTATTATCGAAGTCATCAATATTATCTTTCAGGAAGTTAATGTATTCATTCCAAAAATCTTGTTGGTCCTTAAGAGATGGTAGTATCTTTAAATCTACATCAACACATTCAAGGTTATCATAACCAGTAACAATACCAATGCCTTTAGTTTTATCATTATGATAGTATTCTGTAAACTTATCTTTATCTACTATTGTTGTTTGATATTCCTTCCATTTAACCCAAGGCATCTTATTGTCACCTATTGGAATTAAAGAAAGATTGCAGTCTATTAATTGTCTAGCTCTATTTACTGATATCATGATGCTGAGGTTGAATAATGATAAGTAAATATTGTTTTTTTAGAATATTCTATTTTGATTAAATCAAATATAGCAAATACATTATCATTGACTTTTACATCTATTGTAGTTAATACATTGTTTGATCCATTTAATTTCTTTTCTAATTCACCTAATACTTGAAATTGATTATCAAAATCTATCTCAAAAAAGTCTTTTAAATTTCTAATTACTAATTTTTTCATAATGTTATTAAATAAAAAAACCACTCAATAAGTAGTTGCAGATACTTATCAAATGGTTTAAATAGTCTATTTGACTAATATTTTTAATACGCTGCAACTCGTATCTTTTACAAATATAATAAATTAATCAATTCATGTCAAATTTATTTTACTTTACACTTTACTTTACACTTTACTTTACACTTTTTTTTACTTAACTTATTGATTATCAATACCAATGTGTAAAGACTTTACACTTTTTACACTACTTTAAAAATTTTATATTTTTTTATTATTTATTTTATTTTTATTTTTTAATGTGTGTAAACCTCTTTACACTTTACACTTGATTATCAATTAGTTATGTTTTTTAACTTTACACACCACTCTTAATTATTTCAATCTCCTCACCATTGATTAATGAATAGTAAAAATCGCACATCATATCATTTAAGTCCTTGACTTGCTGAAGTTTATGCTCATCTAAATTCTTATAGATGGTTTTAACAAATTCCTCGCAGGCAAATTTTAATGCGTTAAACTTTTGTTTCTCTTGGAACTTAAATTGCCCTAAGAAGCGAGTATATTCATCCGACATGGTTAAAGCATGAGCGCAAAATATTAATAAGGCTCTTTCTGATTTTTCTAAATCTGTCATTTTATCTGAATATTATTATTAATAACTAACCTTGCACCATTAACATCCTCACCATTCTTAATAGCTTCCTTAATTGCCATTTTATCCGGTGTTATGGTTACTTTCTCATTTAGGAATTTAGCATCTAATAAAGCCATATTATCAACCTCAACCGATTCTGACTTTCTAAAATTAATCTTAATCAAAGGAGTTTTAATTTCATCAACTTGGAATAGTTGCATAGCATTACTGATATTGTTTTTAAGCCTTTCTAAAGCATTCTCACGAACTTTCTTTAAGTCTTTAAGTCTATCTATCTCAGCATTAATAATAGAAATTTCATCGTTAATGTCTTTAATTACAAAAGAATAATTAACAGATTTTACTTCTAATTCATGCTCAGCTATTTGTAAAGCCTGTTCTAACTCAGGAGTTAATTCTCCAGTTGTTAAAGCATCAGCGATTTGCTGATACTCTGTTTGGATTTGATACATTGATTTTTTCATGTTTATTTGTTTTTTAAGTTAAATTATATGATTCCAATTTTTTGATTCTAATTTTTTACCTGAAATTAATTCTCTATTTTTAATTATAGTAAATGATTTTCTTTCTTCAGTAAGTTTATTTCTTATTTTTATTAATCTATTTTGTTCTTTTTTAGGTTGAGCAACTGGAATTACTTTATCTAAAATAACTTCTAAAAGAACAACATCATAATCATTTAAGTCTAATTGCATTTATCTATATTTTTTAAAAATTTATTTTTACCTCTCCAACTTTTATAATTTAATAATTTAGCTAATTCTCTAATTTCATTTATTATCAATTCTTTTTTATAAGGAGTTGAATATTTATAAATTTTCTTTAAGTTTTTAATTTCGGTAGTTATTTTCTTGTTTAACATTCTTAATATGTTCTAAAATATTTACACGATTAGGGCAATTTGTTAATTCTCTAATTTCATTTAATATTTGTTTTAATATTATATTTTCAGTTTCTAAGTCTATTATCTTGTTTTTCATGTTTATTTGTTTTTTTTGTTTAATGTTTTATAATGAAAAATGTCTAAAATAAAATATATTATTGCTTTTAGTATTTTTTTCATTGTTGACTGTTTTTTAAATTATCTTGAACCTCAAGTTCTATTTCTATTGTTTTAAGCATTCCTTGCATTCTGCCAATCATTTTAGCCATTTGTAACATTGCTACTGCACTATTACTATAATCTAATAGAGACCATGCTATTTCAATCTCTTCTAATAATTGTTTTATGTCTTTGTTTGTTGTTGTCATATTTTTTCTATTTTATAATTTTTAAAATCTTCAATGTCATTATCAGGGTCTAATGGCCAACCATCTGGAACAAATATTTTCTTTACTATTCTAATCTCTTCAATCTTTCCATAGCACCAGCTACCCCCATCTTTCTCCATTGAATCTTCAATCCAAATTCTAATTTTATCTCCGTCTTGATATGTCATAATTTAATTGTTTTTAATTGCTACATCTATTAATTGTTTATACTTTGCATCAATAGTATATTTATCTAATGATGCTATTACCTGAGCCTTTTTACCTTCATTAATTGCCTTAATCATTGCTTCAAATAATTCAGGAGTTAATGCAGGTTTGGATGGCTTAATAGTCATATTCGCATCATCATCTTCAACTTCCAAACTTAAAAGTCCGGTCAAACAGTACCTGCGAAAATAAGTCGTACAAGACCCGAGTTGCTGAGGATTTAATCCGGTAGGTAAATCAATATAACTCGATGCTACTTCTTTACCTGATTCATCATAAAGAATGGTATAAACCTTACCATCTTTAATCGGTTGTAATAATACTAATCCAATCTCAGAAAGTATTGGTTTAACTTCTGATAGGATTTGTGTTAATGTTGCATAAGTGCTTTTAAAATGAGGATTTTTACCATCCTTTTTAATTGCATTTACTTTCCTTTGGAACTCTAATAATTGTTTCATGTTTTATAAAATAAGATGCCCTCTATCCAATGTGCCAACCGCCAAGTAAAGCACAAAGAATAAAGGGCAAGATTTTAAATTAGTTTGATTCATGGCGGTTGAATTATTTACAAAATTAATAATTATTTTTAAAATGGCAAATCATTTAATTCATCTATTATTATTTTAGCTTTTGGTTTTGGAGGTAATTGTGCAGCATCGTCTGCACTATTATTATTAACCGATGCATCTGTAATTGCCCAAGACCACATTTCCAAAGTATTAAAATACTTACCATTCCATTCCCTACCTTTAAGATTAAATGATACGTTTAACTCATAGCCTATTTGTAAGCCATTTAACTTATCGCATTTCTCCTGAGTAACTTGGAATGTTACATACTGAGGATATTTCGTTTCCTCGTCAATAGTTAATACTATTTCACGTTTTCTGAATTTATCGGAAACTGCTACAGTTTCACCGATGTGCTTTATTTTACCTATTATTTGCATATTATTTTTGTTTAAAATTTACTATATCTGCTTTAACTTGTTTCCAATATTTATATCTATCTGTTCCTTCGAGTTCTTTAAGTATTTCATTTAAACATATTATTATACATTCTTTAAAATACTCATTATTATCGCATTCAAGGATGTATCTAAACTTATTTATTAAATAGATAGCTTTCTCTTTTTCTGTTGTTACGTTTGCGGTATTCATTGATAAATTTAGTTATTTGTTGTGATTCGTGAAATAATAGCCATTTAAGATTAGTTCTATCTTCGTTATTAATCATGCGACTATCTAATTCATTCCTGTAATTAACTAATGTTTCTATTTGCTCATCTGTTATTTCAATAGTCATATTAGATGGCCACATGATACTATCTTCTGCTCTTTTTCCAGTTCTCATAAGATGTAGGTTTTTTAGGTTTGTTATTTACTATCATATTAACTATACATCCGAGTGTTAATCCACCAAGTAGGCATAATAATATTAATAATAATAATTCAATAAATGCTTGTATCATTTTGATTTGCCCTCCAATGCAATTAGTATTAATTGTTCTGCTTTAACTTGAATAGCGACTTTGTCTTTAGTAGCTTGTTGTTTTACTTTGTCAAATGTAGCCTCGCTAATTTGCCATGATGTTTTCTTTTTACTCATATTGTTATGCAGTGTAGGATGCTGCTCCCCTTTTGTTTGTTATTAATTTTCTTTTATAATTGTCCAAAAATTTTCTACTTTACTATGTTGTGTAAATGAATCTTTTTCAAAAGTAGAAAGATTTAAAACTTCTGTAAATTTTCCCCACATATCTTCGTATTGATTTAATACTACAAAGTTTGTATCATCAGCAGTAACTGACCTATAAAAATTAATTACTGTACCTTGTTTTAATTCTCCGAATTTTTTTGTTGTTGCTTTCATTGTTTTTTGTTTTTAATTGTTTTCGTTGTACAAATATATATATTTATATTTATATATTGTATATACCTAACTAATAATTTAACATTTTTTAACATTTAAGATATTTATATTTGTAAAATGAAATATATTATAGCAGTATTTATCTTAGTTATGGCTCAATTTATCTACCATAACAACCAACAAATACAACTAAAAAATGAGATAACACGATTAAAAATGGATAATGAATTGCTTTTAAAACAAGCTATTAGAGCAAAAGAAATACTAAAAGGTGATTCATTAAATACTTTATTATACTATTAATGGAGAAAATAAACAAGCTATTAGCTGAGCAATGTGATGCTATTAAAGAGCAGTTAATTCAAAAGAACATTGATTATAACAACTCCCTACAAAACCCTATTTCTATATTCCACAAAGGCAATAATATAGATGGTATATTAGCAAGGATTGATGACAAACTAAACAGGATTAAACAGGTAGGTATTACTGATAAAACAGAAGATACTTTAGGGGACTTAATCGGATATATTATTCACCTCCGGATAGCTTTACAACTTCAAAAAGATTCAAATAAGCATCACGATAATTCTTCTCAAATGTATCAATTTTGTTCGTAGCGAAGACAAACGAGCCATCGTTTAAAAATACCTTAGTGCATTCAATCGGTGTATTATCTTCTGTAAATAATACATAAGACCTGAAAGCAGTTATTCTAATTTCATTCACATCAATAACAAATGTAAATGTAACCCAGTCATCAAATGGCTTAACTATTACACCCTCTTGGTCAAATGTAATAGTCTCATGCTTATCGTATATCCTAAACTTAAATATCAATATACTTTGCCTTTAATTACTTTTAAATTCTGTAGATTATAGTTACCTGTTTTAATATCCAATTCAACGTAGGCGAAACCCAAATTATGCTTATTTATCGGCATATACAATGGATTCAAACCACATAAGCAACCTGTTGAATGTACACTAATAACATTGCCGGTCATTGTAGTTTCTGTATTAGTTGAGGTCTTATGATAATGTCCTACAATTACATTGTCTAATGTTTTTAAGAATGTACTACGAGCAGGATTAACTCCACCTGCTCCACCTGCTAATTCATGACCATGTAAACAAGTCAACTTGCCAATCCGTATCGGTCTCTTATCTTTAACTGTTTCAATCTTTAATTCGCCTAACTTCAATAAAACTTCTAACTGAAAATCCGATACATCAAATAATTCAGGTGCTTTAACGTATAAGTATTTCTCCCATCTTTCGTCGTGATTACCATGTTTAAATACTATTTTAGCATTAGGAAATGCTTTGCGGAGTGAAACTAAAAATTGTCTAACTGCATTAAACTCTTCATTAACAGTCCTCATTCTCCAATCTTTCTCATGTCGTGAACAATTTGGTAGGTCCAAAAGGTCCCCATTGATTAAGATACAATTAGCTTTCTTATTTAACCCATAATTTAAGGCCAATTCAATAGCTTTATTATCTTGATAAGGAAAATGTAAATCTGATAATATTAATACTTTAGATTGCTTTATTTCATAAGCGGTATAGTCATTCGCATAACTTTCAGGAAGATTAAACGGATTCAATGGCTTTGGCGGTGTAAACAATTCTTTGTTTTTAACTTTCTTAGCATTGTTTTTACCACTATTACCAGTATAAGTCCTTATGATACTTCTGACATTCTCGACATTTATAAATAACTTTGAATTTTCTTTATAGATTTTCTTTGCTAATGTTAGATTAGGAGTGTTTGGAAACTTTTTAATGTAGTCAATTACTAACTGACCTTTGATGCTTATTGGCTTCATTTATTGATGTACTTATCGATTTGACTTTGCTTATTTGCCGAACCGATACTACTTCCAAAATAATAACCCACAACTCCCATTGATACGGTTGTTAGTGAGCCTATAATCCCACTTATTAAAACTTCTTTCTCTTTTTCTATATCTTTAAAAATTATGATATACCAAAATATAAATGTACTTCCTAATATCAGCATTGCTAATATCGGAGTTATAATTTTATTTAATAATGGTGCTTTCTCGCTTGTAGCAATATCTATTTCACGTTTACGAGCCGAATCCATTTCTTTCATTTGAATTTCAAACTGCTTAGTAAACTCTTGTTCCATTGTTTGAATGTGCTTATTAGTCGCATCCAATATAGCTTGTTCTGCTTTGAGTTTATCAGCAGGGGACAAATGAAATTCACTTATCACTCCTTTAACTGAATCGACTATCTTAGAAGCACCGCCTGAGAATAGTCCTGTTAATACTTTTGGTAATGGCATTTATGTTATTATTAGTGTTTGGTTTCTGTTATTGTTTTTACTGTAGCTAATATGCACCCATGAATAATCATATTCATTTATAAGTTGGTCAAAGATAAGATTCTCTTTTGCCCAATCATAAATCAATTTATTACCTGCTTTAGTTCCTGTACTTATATCAATGGCTTTGCCTTGAACGTGCTGAGATGTCAAACTACCTTTGACTGCACGATTAAGAGCCTCACATCTGTAAAATGAATTAACCTTAATAGGCTTTCCATACCAATTTCTTATAGGCTCAAAACATCTTTCAGCAACTAACTTCATATTAACTAATACATCTTCATTAGGTGTATTGTCTATTCCTAATCTTAAACCTGTAGGACTTAATGTCGCTTCTTCTATTGATATATGTTTACTTATCCTCATCTTTTAATTCAGGTTTCTCAGGAATTATAGCTAATGATTTTAAACCAAGTTTATATTCAATTTCATTTATTCGGTATTCGATTAATTCATGAGATTTGACGTGTACTTCAAAATCAGTTTTTAGGTCGTACCACATAGATGCAAGTATTAAAGCACCTATAACTACTTTGTAAACTTCAGGTATATTTAATTTCATTTGATTAGCCATCGATTAAAGCGCATAATAATTCAATATAAAACTCTTGCTCAGCAACAGGTGTATAAGTTTCGCCACCTAAAGTAATGTAACCATAAACATTATTAGCATCTGTTTTTACAAATAAAGGCGAATTAACAACTCCATAGGCACAATCTTCAGCACTTGTTAATGTTAATGAAATAGAACCGATTAGATTAGCTTTATTTGCAAATAGAATAGTATCTGCTTCATTATCTGCTATTGCAGTTTGCTCAGCATCTAATAAGTTTAAATAACAATCTAATGTAGTTGTATTATTAGTGAATACTTTTGCTGATTCAATCTTCAATGATTGACCGCTTGTTATGTTTACACCATCGCTTGTAAACTCAATTAATGAAGCAGGTGAAGTACCTATAACATCGCCTGTTGCATATTCTGTAGAATTATCAGGTCTTGTAAAGCTACCT